AAAACGATTTTTCAGTCGCAGAACATGCACAAGAACAATTTAAAGGTTTTACAAAAGCTGATGGTCACAATATAAAGATTGCTTCTCCATGGTATATAAAATGTAGAGAAGATATTAAGTTTACATTTACACAACCAGTCTGGAGTCAAAGAGATACAATGTTTAATTTTGTATTAACGCCTGGTATTGTAAGTTTTAAATCTCAAATGGAGTGCAACTTAAATTATTTTTATGAACAAACAGATAAAAGACAAGTTGTAAACATTAGTCCACTTACTCCAGTAGCAATCATGCACGCAATGTCTGACAGAAAAATAAAACTTAACCATCATTTAGTAACAAGCAGAGATTCACAAGGTAATAAAACTTTAGGTCATCCATCTCATGGATTGTTTCTAAATACTCCCCTAAAATTATTATCTAAAAGAAAGAAAAAATTATTTGAAAAAATAGATAATATAGAAGAAGGACCATTTGTCTAGGCATAGCATTATAAAGAGGGAGATTAACAATGGTAAATCTATCTGTAGGTAGAGGAGAAAAGTTACCTACTAAAAAGGGAGCAGGATTAACTGCAAAGGGAGTTGCTAAATATAGAAGAGCAAACCCAGGATCTAAACTAAAAACTGCCGTAACTGGTAAAGTAAAACCTGGAAGTAAAGCTGCAAAACGTAGAAAGTCTTTTTGTGCTAGATCTAAGGGTTGGACAAGTGAACGAGGTAAGGCAGCTAGAAGAAGGTGGAAGTGTTAACATGGTAAAACTTACAAAAAAGAAATTTCCTAAAAGCAAGGGTACTGGTAAGAGTACTAAGAAAACAGGTATAGCTGCCAAAGCTGCAGAATCAGGAATGCCTGCAAGTGTACTAAGTGCAGTATACAGAAGAGGTATAGGAGCCGCTAAGACTACAGGCACAAGACCAGGAGTTAAATCACCACAACAATGGGCTATGGCTAGGGTAAACTCTTTTATTGCTAAGAAGCCAGGCACATGGGGAGGAGCTGATAAAGATTTAGCTGCGAAAGTAAGAGGTTCTAAAAAGAAGAAGAAAACATAGTGTTGTTATTTAATAAATTTAAACGCTCTGAAGTTAAATGGATACTTCAATCTGGACCACAAAGTATATTGAGTAATCATTATATTCCTGATGGAGTATTTGCAAATGTAAAAAAGTACGATGAAGAAATACTAAAAACTAAATGCCCTGCAGTATCAAGCATTCATAATAGAATCTTTACCGTAAACTCTTTTTTAAATGTAGATGTTACGTTTTTTGTTAACGAAGAAGGTATACCTGACTATACTTATCAATTTGATCGTAACCACCTTCCTACAGAAATGGTTCATGACTTAATTAAAAAATCTGTAACAACACAGTTTATTGGAGAAACTATAGATTCTGGAGTACAGTTACAAATGACTGCTCCATACGCTTTTGTTACAGATGATAAAGACTTAGAGATTGTGTCAATACCCCCTAATCTTGATATGGAAAACTGTATTTACGTTCCTGGATCATTAAAACCGTATTATTGGGTAAGGTCATTAAACCCATCTTTTATACTAAAAGACGTAAATAAACCAGCAAAAATAAAATTTAGCGTTGATAAACCGTTTATGATGTATATGTTTAACAAACCTATTAATTTAGAATTTACAGAACAAACTGATACAATAAAAGCTTATGCTAATTCAGTATGGAATATAGTAAACTACAGAAGAAGATTAGAAAAGTTTTATATGAATGTTGTAAAAAGAAGACCTAGGAAACTATTATGAGCAAAGTACACCCTAACTCACTAAAAAATCTGCGCCCCTTCTCTAAAGAAGGTGCGCGCGCCGGCCAAAAGAATTCTGTTATAGCTCGTAAAGCTAATAAAGAGGCAAGAGAAGCATTGAAACTTACATTAAACGATTGGAAAGCTTTAAAAGAAGAAATTAAAGATGATGCTCCTGCGGCTTTAGATGTATTAAAAATAGCTATGACAAAAGCTTTATCTGTAGAAGATATGGATGAAGCTACACGATTAGCAACAGTATTAGCAGAGTTTGAAGCACCTAAACTACAAAGACAAGATATAAATCAAGTAACTAAGACTGCCGACTTAACTGATGAAGAATTACAAGAAGCACTAGATGATATTGAAGTACAATTTGGTGTAGAACCTAAAAATATGAACTGAGGTAATAGATGTGGAAGATACGAAATCCTTACAAAAAGGTAGCAAGTACAATGAGTACGACGAGGACGGCGATGGAATCGTCACAGATGAAGAACTGCGGCATGTCAAAGAAATTAAAGAAGTCGAGCATAATTTACGGAAACAACGTGCACAGAGACGAATGGCTACATGGACACTTATCGGAATGGGTGCGTTCACGGTGGTAATGTTTATTGTGCCTTTGGATAGAGTAACTGCATTATCAGATATTAGTAACTTATTTTATATTAGTGGCGCAGGTATAGTAGGCGCATATATGGGTACAACAGCTTACATGAGCAAGAAATAGAAAGGAAAGTTATGGCTTTTAAATTATCACAAAGATCGTTTCAGAAATTAGTTGGTGTACATCCATATTTAAATTCTGTCGTAAGAGATGCTATTGAGCTAACTAAGATAGACTTTGGTGTTATATACGGTGTAAGAACTGTAGAAGAACAAGAAAAGCTAGTGGCTGCTGGCAGATCACAAACTATGAAAAGCAAGCATTTAAAACAAGAAGATGGCTTTTGTCATGCTGTAGATTTAATGGCATATGTCGATGGAGAACCTTGCTGGGAAATAAATGTATACGATGATATATGTGATGCAATGAAAGAAGCTGCTAAGAAAAATAACATAGCTGTTAAGTGGGGAGCTGCCTGGTCTGAAGGTGATATTAGAGATTACCCAGGCACTGCTGAAGAAGCTATGAATAAATACGTTGATTTAAGGAGATCACAAGGTAGACGACCATTTATCGATGGTCCTCACTTTGAATTAATGTTTAATTGATTGAATGAACCCGGGAGCGGATCATGACTAGATATATACAGGATGCTGTAATTCAGCAACAGAAAAAAGAAAAGACGACTAAAGAGGTATTAGACAAGCCTCTTCCTAAACCTAAAGAATATACAGCTGCTGAATTAGAAAAGGCAGCAAGAACTTATTTAAAAATAGGAGGTAAGTATTAATGAAACGGTACGGTTATAAAGAACCAGTTACCGACGAGCAACTCATTAATCTTATCGAAATGGGAGTTCAAAACAGTACTGGTGACTTTCTTAATAGTTCTGACTTAGCTAGAGAAAGACTGAAAGCAACTTATGAATACGCTGGAGTTCCGTCAGATCATTTATCACCACAAGGAGTTTCCACTATTGTTGATACTTCTACTACTGAAGTTATAGAAGCTTATACTGCTATTTTATCTGATTTGTTTTTAAACAACCATAAACTAGCTAGGTTTGTGCCTTACGATGATAGCCCATCAGCATTTAAGTCTGCAAAAGATGCTAGTGATATAGTTAACTATTGTATATTTAAACATAACAATGGTTGGGAGTTTATGTCACAATGGATTAAAGCTGCATTACTATGGAAAAACTCTGTATGTAGATGGGACTATGTAGAAGACTACGATTATGTTTTTGAAGATTATGAAGAAATAACACAAATGAAGCTAGACGAAATACTAGCTGATGAAAACGTTGAAGTTGTTGGTGAATTAGAGTTTGAAAATAGACCAGTAAAATTAGATCCTACTAGTAATCTTAATTCTGATGAACTTGAATTAGTTTATGTTAATGTTAGAGTTAGAAAGAAAATAGATAAATCTAAAGTAAAACTAGAACTAATACCACCAGAAAATTTTAGAATATCACGAGAGTCTACATGTATATCTGATGCGCAGTTTGTAGGAATACAGACGCAAATGTCAAGATCTGAAATACGAAAGTATTATCCAGAAGTATCTGATGATATAGATTTTGATACTATGCACGATACTTCATGGTTAGGTTCTGCTAAATACTCACAAGATGTTGCTGCTAGAAAGCATGTAACAGGACAAGAGTATTGGCAAGGATCTGCTGAATCATATGAAGTACCACTAGAAGCGAATATAAATGTAAACGTTACAGAATGTTGGATAAGAGTAGATAGAGACGGAGATGGTATTGCTGAGTTAAAACACATCATGACTATTGGTAATCATATTATATATGAAAATGATGTTGATGAAATACCACTTGCTTCTATAGTTCCTATTGATATACCATTTGAGTTTTATGGTTTATCAATGGCAGACTTTACAAGAAGTTCTACATTAGCAAACACAGCAATATTAAGAGGTTTTGTAG